GACGAGAGAACGAATGAATGCCCTGAGAATGGTCATTCCGCCACGATATCCCTGGTCTCTGATCTCGCGAGCGATTACCGTTGCCGGGATTTTGTAAGGATGAGCATCGGCGATGCGTTGACGAATATAATCCCGGTATTCATCCAGGAGTGAAGCAACAGCAGGTCGCGGCGTATATTTTGGCGGCTCAGATTTTGCCTGCAAATAACGTTTAACGGTATTGCGGGAGATCCCCAGTTCTCTGGCAATCGCCCGGCTACTCATTCCCTGCTTGTGCAGGATTTTAATTTCCATAACTGTCTCAAAAGTGACCATAAACTCTCCTGAATCAGGAGAGCAGATTACCCCCTGGATCTGATTTCAGGCGTTGGGTGTGGATCACTATTGCACCGTTCGTGACATCGATTACTGTTTTTGTAAACGCACCGCCATTATATCTGCCGCGAAGGTACGCCATTGCAAACGCAAGGATTGCCCCGATGCCTTGTTCCTTTGCCGCGAGAATGGCGGCTAACAGGTCATGTTTTTCTGGCATCTTCATGTCTTACCCCCAATAAGGGGATTTGCTCTATTTAATTAGGAATAAGGTCGATTACTGATAGAACAAATCCAGGCTACTGTGTTTAGTAATCAGATTTGTTCGTGACCGATATGCACGGGCAAAACGGCAGGAGGTTGTTAGCGCAACCTCATGCCACCCGCTTTCACGAAGGTCATGTGTAGAAGGCCGCAGCATAACTATCACTGATGAATCCAGGATAGCCAGTGGCTACGGCCAAGTTTGGGTTGTGGCGGTCGGTGCTGAACTCCGACTTAATGACGATAGGCGTGTACCGACGCCTCGTTTTACTTCCTCCGCTTTCACGGCTTCACCCTAGACCAGCTTTACGAAATCCTCGTAAACCTAACCGCGGCAGATATGACCGGCACGGTGTGCCATATCACGGACCGGCGGGTGTCTCGTTCACCTGATTAACGCATCAGCCTGCGTATTCACCACAACGATAAGAGCACTGCGCGGCACCTTTCACCAATTCCGCGAGGTCTGCGGGTTCAATGCTCTTACCTGTTGTGCAAACAAAAAAGCCACCGTTGCAACTTAAGAGTCACTAACGGCAGCTTACCCTCTAATTATGGCTAAATGGCTAATTGCATGTCAAGGTTTTTAACAGCAACATGCTTAACTTTCTCAACACGTTTACGCATTTTGAAAGCATTTTGCATTGGCTGGTATAAAACAAATAATGACGCCTTCAGGATGTCGTCAATTTCGTTTCTACAGGTTGCCAGTGAAGGTTTTCTCCATCCCTCGCCACCACGTCCACACATCTTGCGTGGCTTTGCAGTCGCGTGATAGTAGGATGCAATTGCTCGCTTAGATGAACCATGAGCGTAGTAGCTGAGGAGGATGCCAAAGGCTTTCTTGTCAATGTACATGACGGAATCGACGACCTGAGAAATCAACATTCCATCATCATCATTACACATTGGCCTTGTCATAACTCTTCCCGGCTCTACGCTCTCCATGAACTTCGCTATTACGCTGCTCATGCGCTTTTCCAGGCGACCTGAATAAACCCATGCGCCCCACAGTTCAAGCCAGCCATTCAGCCAATCGTGCTGCTCTTTGGTGAGGTTTAGTTCTCTTATGCCCATGCGCCTTCTCCCTGTACCTGAATCAATGTGAGGTTTCCGCAGAACACCGCGCCGGTATCGATATACATCTGGTTGGCAAATTTGAGTGGTTTCACTGCTGGCGTATGACCAAAGATGAACGTGTCCGCTCCTTTGATTTCTTTCACGATCCCGTCTTGTGAGTTGCTGATTCGTTCGCGGTTCCAGATTACCTGCTGATGATCAACTGGCTTTCCAAATTCGTATTCGTCACAAGGATAATCGGCGTGGCAGATGACATATTTTTTATCTTTGCTCACCAGTTCGATGATTAGCGGAAGTTCATCTGCTTTATGGGCAAGAGCTTTAGCCAGAATTTCTTTGTCGTAATCGAGATTAAAGAACCAGCCACCGCCATTAAGCTGCCAGTGATTAACGTTTCCACGCTCTGATAAGCCATCAATCATCATGTGCTCATGGTTTCCACGTACAGCTCTGAACCAGGGGAATGTGATTAATTCCAGGCATTCGACGTTCTCTGTACCGCGATCAACCAAATCGCCCACTGAGATAAGCAGGTCTTTTTTGGTGTCGAATACTATCGTCTCCAGTTTTTTCATCAGGTTCGTGTAGCATCCGTGCAGATCGCCAACTACCCAAATATTTCGGTATTTGCTGCCATCAATTTTTTCGTAATAGCGCATCTCTTTCACTCCATCCGCGATGAACCATGAGAACGTCGTTGACGATGGCGTGCATTTTCCCGTCTTTATCATCAACGTATTTTCTGACCGTACCGCGACTACATTTCAGTCTGCGTGCTACTTCTGTCTGGTTTCCGTATGCTTCAACGAGCATGTCTGGAATGGTTTTTACTGAGAACGTCATGCGGCCTCACTTCTGCTATTTCGCAGGTCTTTGAGTTTCTGCTGATACTCCGCCTTGATGGCCCTGCACTCTTCGACAGTCCAGCGATGGCGGTTATGGTTTGATTCGATTTCGTCTACTGCTTCCTGCCCGATGCGATTAATCAGTTCGACGCGATACGGAACGAGATTTCCGCTTTTGTGCTGGTTGCACACCACGCATTGCTTGTGAATATTGCGTTCATCAAATCGGAGTTGAGGTTCCGCAGCAGTTGTCCGGTAATGTCCGGCATCCCACTGAGCAGACGTGAGCGTTCCGCACGAGATACATGGTAAGTCGCGGTCTCTTTCTCTGATGAAGGCGTTTACGGCTTGTTGGGCTTGTTTAATCCAGTAACTGCGGGGCTTTAAGGCGAGTTTTCGAATCTTAAGTTTATCTTTCTGTTTCTGCTCCTCTCGTCGTCGTTTCTTCTCTGCTGCTTTTTCCGCTTTTTCGCGTTCTTTGCTTCGTCGTTCGAGTGCTATCTTGGTTCCACACTCTGGAGAGCACCACCACTGATTAGCGAATGCAGGGTGAAACCATTCCCGACATTCATCGTTTTTACATCGTCTTCGCGCTGGTTTAGCCATCGTCTTCTTCCTCGTACATTGAGCTATTCGGATCGCTCATCAGTTCTGCGCAGCAGTGCTCACACACGTGAACTTCCAGCACATGCAGCTTCTGACCGCAGTTAGCGCACGTTAAAGCCCGCTCGACGCTTTCTTTCTGGTATTGAATGGATTGTGATGGGCTAAGCATTATTGGATTCTCTGCATCATGAGAAAGACAATCATGGCGGCGCGGAGGGGATTTTCATGTATAGCTCGCTTAGATTTACAGTAGGCCACACCGCGTGCACCCCACTCGTCTTCATCGAGATTGATAATGCTAATCCTGTATTTTTCAATAATCGGCCATGCGTCTGCTGGGTTTGCGCATGGGTTAAAGGATCCGCGCTCAACTTCTACTTCAACTGCGTCTCCGTTTACAATGTCTCCCTCAAATGAGACAAACACCATATCGCCATTCTCACCTTCTTTGTAATCCGGTGATCCGTTATGAATGGCTTCGAATACCGCCACGTTAATTTCAAAATCACTTAACTGTGAATAATCCATTGTCATTTCCTCGCACGATATCTTAGCCACCGGATATCCCACAGGTGAGCTGTGTAATTGAAGGTTTTTACGTCAGATTCTTTTGGGATTGGCTTGCGTTTATTTCTGGAGCGTTTCGTTGGAAGGTATTTGCAGTTTTCGCAGATTATGTCGGTGATACTTCGTCGCTGTCGTCTCATGCCGCCCTGTCTCCCCATCGCGCTTTCCATTCGAGAGCCAGTCGCGCTTCGTCTGACCACTTAACGCCACGCTCTGTACCGAATGCCTGTATAAGCTCTAATAGCTCCGCAAATTCGCTTACACGCATCCTGCTGGTTGACTGGCCTATTACCACAAAGCCATTCCCGGCAAGGTTAGGAACAACGTCCTGCTGCTTTAATGCTGCGGTAAACACACACTTCCAGCTTTCTGCATCCAGCCAGCGACCATGCCATTCAACCTGACGAGAGACGTCACCTAAGCAGGCCCATAGCTTCCTGTTTTGGTCTAAGCTGCGGTTGCGTTCCTGAATGGTTACTACGATTGGTTTGGTTGGGTCTGGAAGGATTTGCTGTACTGCGTGAATAGCGTTCTGCTGATGTGCTGGAGATCGAATTTCAAAGGTTAGTTTTTTCATGACTTCCCTCTCCCCCAAATAAAAAGGCCTGCGATTACCAGCAGGCCTGTTATTAGCTCAGTGATGTAGATGGTCATACGTCAGCCCCTTGTGCATATCGTCTGCCACGTGCAGCGGGTGCATTTGATGTTGTGCAAATCTGTCTGGCTTCATCCTGGTCACATGCAACAAAGTGTCCGTTGCAGAACCGCTGGTAAACCGTACCAAGCGAGCCAAAACGGTTTTTCGTCACAATGATTTCAGCAAATGGCGCGGCGCTACTGTTCTCGTCATATACCGCTTCCCGATAGAGCATGATGATTGAGTCTGCGTCCTGTTCAATGCTTCCTGAATCACGCAAATCTGCGTTTGTCGGGCGTTTATTTGGTCGCTTCTCAACATCGCGCGAAAGCTGACTTAGGGAGATAACTGGCGTTTTCAGGTCTTTCGCCATCGCCTTCAGGCTTCCGGAGATGTGAGCAATTGCGAGGTCGTTGCGGTCTGCTTTCGGCTTCTCAATCAGGCCAAGATAATCCGCCATGATGAGTGACAGGTTTGGATTTTCCTGTTTGTGCCGTTCTGCGATTGAGCGTATTTCTTCGACCGATAACCGCGAGGCATCGACTACCCATACATCCAAATCTGCAAGCTGACTCATGCCGTTAGCAACACGCGCCCAGCCTTCGTCATCCATCGATGCAGGATTTCGCAGTACGCTAACCGACATCCTCCCGGCGTTGGCAATGCTTCGCTCTGCAATCTGCAATGCGCTCATTTCCATTGAGAAAATCAATACCCCGCGCCGGACGTCAGAACCAGGAATAACGCGGCTTGCAACGCCTTCGGCAATCTTCAGCGCCAGTTCGGTTTTCCCCATACCAGGACGAGCAGCGATTATCACAAGGTCTTCTGCGTTCATCCCTCCGGTGATAGCGTCAAGTTCTTCGATTCCGGTCTTCAGGGTATCTGACTCTTCTCCGTTCCTCAGACGCCTGTCAAGCGTGTCAGTGTAGTCGGTGATGATTTCCCCTAACCGTACAGGTTTAACCTCGTCACGTGGCTTTCTGATGGCTGAAAGACGCTTTACAAGCTCATCCATCGCCTGACTCGATGTATCGATGGTTCCGCTCTGAATTGGTTCACGCATTTCATCCATGATTTCCAGCACCAGACGGCGGTGATAGTTATCCGCGACCATTCCGGCATATCCCTTCAGGTTTGCGGCACTCGGGCAGTTTTTGCTGGTCATCAGGATTGACGTGAAATGCTCCTCTCCGCACGCCTCGGCAACCATCAGCGCATCGATTAGGTTTCTGTTTCTCGCCTGCTTGCGGATAACCTCGAAGGCTTTCCGGTAGAGCGGAATTGAAAACGCTTCCGGCTCCAGCGTTGCCAGAACGTCGCTGGCGGTTGGTGTTAATCCACCAATCAGCAGGCCACCGATAACGCTCGCTTCGATATCCTGTCTCATGCAATCCCCCTGTCTGCAAACTTCCCTTCCCGTACTCCCGTTAACGAATCTTCCCTCAGCAGGTAATCAAAATCTGCCGTCCAGCCCGTGTCGTTGTCTCCGAAGTAAAACGGCTTGGCCTGATGCACAAACGCCCTGACATACGCTCTGAAACCGTCCACGTTTGGCGTTTTCAGTTGCGGGATGATTTTCTTCAGGCGGCGTTTGCGTTTCTCGTTGACCGCAACAGCATGTGGAAGTCTGTCACCGACTTCGGTGTTGTAGGCGTTCAGGAAGGATTCGTAGTCGATTCGTTCTGCCTTGCGACGTTCAGGTTTAACCTGCCCATCGCCTCCCCCATTGGGGGGTAGGGGGGTATTATTTATATTCTTGTTAATACCTTCTTGTTCATGATGTGCGGTTGTTTGTGCGGCTTCATGTGCGCTTTCATGTGTGGCATGTACGCTGAAAGCCGCGCCATTACTGGCTTCATCATGTGCGGCATCATGTGCGGTTGTTTGTGCGGCTTCATGTGCGGGTGAATTGTCCATTTTTTGAGCATATTCATGGTAATTTGTGATGGTGATCACACGACCTTTTTGCTTCTCTCCATCAATGGAGATCATCCCCTCTTTCACAAAAACCTGAAGCATCCGCTCAACCTGATCGCGGCTTGCTGGCTTGCCATGCCTGTCGCATAACTGAAGACCTAAATCAGCTGCTGTCACAACCAGTTGACCGGGTTGCAGATGCCATTCATGACCTTTGAAATTCGCTTTGTATGGCTTTCTGGCGGCATTCAGGAGAAGGTTTTCCCACAGGGTGCGAAGATAAACATCTTTCGCCCATGACTGTTTCAGAATGCTCCGGTACAACGGAATGTAACCAGTTTTCTGGTTCTCCATCCTGTTGCTCCTGCGCTCGTGTGCGGCGCTGAAATCGTAGATTTTTGCTGTATTGCTCATAACTACCTGCCTTGACGAAAGACCTTAAGAACATCGTTAAACTGACTTACGGATATGTCTTCTTTGAGCAGCTTTTCCAGAAATGCGTTTGGAATGAACGTATATCCCTCCTCTTTTGGTAGAGACGGGAGCAACGCCCTCGCCTCAGCCTTCAGAAGCTCAGTTCTGGCAACTTTCACAAAAGAGATTTGAGTTCTTTCATCAATGGAACGAAGGAAGCGCAAACGCTTAGCTTCTTTGTGTGTATCAGGTGGATTAAAGCCTTTGTTTCGCATATAATTACCTCGTTGGATGTTGTTAAAATTCCATTTGTATTTGATCAGAACGCTCGGTCTTGCACACCGGGCGTTTTTTATTGGTGAGAATCGAAGCAACTTGTCGTGCCAATCGAGCCATGTCGTCGTCGACGACGCCCCATTCAAGAACAGCAAGCAGCATTGAGAACTTTGGAATCCAGTCCCTCTTCCACCTGCTGATCTGAGACTTATCAACGCCAACAGCTTCCGCTGTCTTCTCAGTTCCAAGCATTGCGATTTTGTTAAGCAACGCACTCTCGATTCGTAGAGCCTCGTTGCGTTTGTTTGCACGAACCATATGTAAGTATTTCCTTAGATAACAATTGATTGAATGTATGCAAATAAATGCACACACCATAGGTGTGGTTTAATTTGATGCCCTTTTTCAGGGCTGGGATGTGTAAGAGCGGGAATGTCTTAAGCGGCTTTGTGTTCCGGCGGGAACACGTCATCAAGACTGACTTTTGCGCCTAACTTGTTTAGGCATGCAACAAGAGCGCGGCATGTTTTAAGGTCTGGGAAGCGACGACCAGATTCCCAATGCCCAATAGCTCCCTGTGTGCATCCAACCGCCTTAGCAAGTGTTGTTTGAGAGATATTCAGTGACTCTCGATATTTTCGTAGGTTGCTCATATGCCCTCCATAGTAACCATGAGACAATAATACGATATGTACTTTTGGAATGCAAACAAAAAATACATCTTGTGCATGGATGGTTTTAGTACAGAGCGTAATAATAAGGATATGAAAATGAAATGGTATGAACTGGCTAGATCCAGAATGAAAGAGCTCGGCATAACTCAAGAGAAGTTAGCTGAAGAGCTTGGTATGACGCAGGGTGGAATTGGTCACTGGTTGCGCGGATCTCGTCATCCATCTCTTGACGAGATTGGTGTGGTGTTTAAATACCTTGGTATTGATAACGTCTCATTCAACCACGACGGTACATTTTCACCTGTTGGCGAATACTCATCTGCCCCCGTTAAAAAACAATATGAGTACCCTGTTTTTTCTCATGTTCAGGCCGGGATGTTCTCGCCTGAGCTTAGAACCTTTACCAAAGGTGATGCGGAGAGATGGGTCAGCACAACCAAAAAAGCCAGTGATTGTGCGTTTTGGCTTGAAGTTGAAGGTAATTCCATGACCGCGCCAACAGGATCCAAGCCAAGCTTTCCTGACGGGATGTTAATTCTCGTTGACCCTGAGCAGGCTGTTGAGCCAGGTGATTTCTGCATAGCCAGACTTGGTGGTGACGAGTTTACCTTCAAGAAACTGATCAGGGATAGCGGTCAGGTGTTCCTACAGCCACTAAACCCGCAATATCCAATGATTCCATGCAATGATAGCTGTTCCGTAGTAGGGAAAGTTATCGCCAGCCAGTGGCCTGAAGAGACATTTAGTTAACAGCCTCACCACTCTAAAACACACAACAATAACCCGACCTTAGCGTCGGGTTTTCTTTTTCCAAAATATAAACCCATTAAATACAAAGTGTTATAAAAAACTAATTATATTTAGAACATTTTGTATTGACTCGATAAAGTACAAATCGTACTATTTAGCCATCAGCAGGACGCACTAACCGCCATGAAGGTGAGGCTCTTAAAAATTTAGCCCTGAAGAAGGGCAGCATTCAAAGCAGAAAGCTTTGAGTAGCGCGAAATGCAGCTGCAAGACAGCAACCGTGGAGATAAGCATCACGGCGCGTTACTCAAAGCTAACTGACAGGAGAATCCAGATGGATGCACAAACACGCCGCCGCGAACGTCGCGCAGAGAAACAGGCTCAATGGAAAGCAGCAAATCCCCTGTTGGTTGGGGTAAGCGCAAAACCAGTTAACCGCCCTATTCTCTCGCTGAATCGCAAACCGAAATCACGAGTAGAAAGCGCACTGAATCCGATAGACCTTACGGTGCTGGCTGAATACCACGAACAGATTGAAAGCAACCTGCAACGTATTGAGCGCAAGAATCAGCGCACATGGTACAGCAAGCCACGCAGTGAAATGGGTGTGACTTGTGTTGGTCGCCAGAAAATGAAATTAGGCAGCAAGCCACTTATTTGAGGTGATGGAATGAGCAATAGAATTGATGGAGAGATTATCAGGGGCGTAATTAATGACCCTCGCCTTTTTCCAGGAATAAAGCGCTCAAGAGCAGGAGCATCTCAGCTCTTTGGTGAGCGCATAGTCAAAGGCGGGAAGCTTATACAAGAATGCGACTTCGAGCTAACTCCTCCAGTAAAAAGCTGGTACTCAAAGGAAATTGATGGGGTTTGGCATTGGGTTGAGGGTTGCGATCACTGCAATGGTTCTCCTCAGGACTGGGCGTATTGCAGATGCGAAAAGCATGATGTTTGTGTTGATTGCGGAATTGATAGAGAGCACGCGTCAACGTCACAAACCATAGCTGGAATGGGTGCTGTCTGGGGATGTCGTGGTGGATGGCGATGCAATGATTGCCAAGAGAAAATTAATCAGGAACGCCTAGCAGCAGCTGAGGCAAGAATTATTCCTGACGATGAATATGATGAGCTGGATTTTTGGCGCAGAGATGAGGCTCGCTGCCCATGGTGTAAGGCTGAAATATCCACCGATGAATCATACGACGCCTGCGAAGAAGAGCATACATGCTATGAATGCGAGCGTAAGTTCAAGCTTACAGCTGAGCATTCAGTATCGTGGACAACGATTCGCTCAATCAAATAGGCCGCATAGTCGGCCTTCTTTTGGCATAAACAACATGGGGTAAAAATGAAAGTTTTAATGGTTTATGAAAATGTTCCAGAGTCGACTGAAATCTATATTTTTGATGCCAATGAAGATGAAGTTAACGATTTAAAATTGTCTCACGGCAATTACACAAATGCTAATTGTGATGAAAGCATCGAAAAAGCACTATCACGTGTTCTTGTCAGAATCAGCGATCCAGAACATTGTGATAATGATTGGCTTTCTTATTGTGGAGCGGTAAAAACTGATGCAGGAAAATGGAGTAAAAGTAAAGTTGATAACTCAACTCCAATCATTATGAAAGATAGTGATATTGAAATGGTAATAATAACCGGAATGATTATGTAGGCTGCGAATAAGCACTGTGTATTCATTCAAACGAGTGAATACACGGAGCAATGTCGCTCGTAACTAAACAGGAGCCGACTTGTTCTGATTATTGGAAATCTTCTTTGCCCTCCTATGTGAGGGCAATTTTTTTGATGGAGGATATATGAGTGAAGTAACAGACTTAGTTGTTATTGAAAAAGCAAATGCAATGACTGTATTTCAGTCTGCAGACCAGATTGAAGAAATCCTTCAAAAGGTTGAACGTGAAGTTATGTCCTTTGTGCCTGATATCACAACGGCAAAGGGCAGAAAGGAGATCGCTTCTCTGGCGTATAAAGTTGCGCAGACGAAAACATATCTCGATGGTCTTGGCAAAGACCTTGTTGCTGAACTGAAGGAAATTCCAAAGCTAATTGATGCTAACCGCAAGACAGTGCGTGATCGCCTTGATGAGCTGAAAGCCAAGGCGCGCCAGCCTCTTACTGATTATGAGGAAGAACAGGCGCGGATTAAAGCCGAAGAAGAAGCTAAGGCAGCAGCTGAAGCTCTCGCAAAGCAAATTGAGTCTGACCATGAAATAGCTATTTTGATGGATCGCGAATTTGACCGCCAAAGAGAAGAGGCAAGACTCAAAGCGGAGCAGGAAAAGCGAGAGCATGAAGAACGCTTAAAAAAAGAAGCTGAAGAGAAAGCCAGAGCTGAAGCCGAAGAAAAGGCAAAAGCCGAAATTGAAGCAGCAGCAAGGCGAGAAGCAGAAGCTAAGGCCGCAGCGGAACGTGCAGAGCGTGAACGCATTGAAGCCGAGCAACGAGCACAGCGCGAAGCAAAAGAGGCAGCAGAACGAGCTGAAAGAGAAAAGCAGGCGGCAATTGAAGCAGAACGCCGAAAAGCACAGGAGGAGGCTGAACGAATCCGGCGCGAGGCTGAAGCAAAAGAGCAAGCCAGAATAGCAGAAGAAAAAAGAATCAAGGAAGAGGAAGAGTGTAGAGCAAAGGATAAAGCTCACCGGAAAGAAGTAAATAACAAAATACTTGCTGACCTTATCAAGGTTGGCGCATCAGAAGATGTTGCTAAAAATATCATAACAGCCATCGTAAAAGGCGAAGTATTCGCAACAAAAATAACCTACTAATAAAACCAACATAAGGAACCACCCATGATTTACGCAATCGCGGGAGGCGCTCGCATGGGTGCCTTCCAACTAAATGAATCTTTACTTGAACGAATCACCCGTAAATTACGTGACGGATGGAAAAGAGTTGAGGTCTTATTATGCGCAATGAAATAGCCATCAATCACCAGATGCTTCGTGCTGCACAGAACAAAGCAGTAATAGCCAGATTTATTGGTGATTCCAAAATGTGGCTTGAAGCAAATAAAGCGATGAAATCAGCTATCAACCTTCCATGGTATCGCAGGAAATGAGTTTTACAGATAACTGGTCAGACGAAGAATTCATTCGTCAGATGAAAGAATTAATCGGTAACGAAGGAGATATTCATGTCACTTGCAACCACAGTGAAGGAGAGCAAGTTACAGAGACGCATGTACACGCAGCAGGCGTTAATGTATCGCCAGAAGGGAGATCGTGAAGGTGTTCGCGTATTTTTAAATGCGGCAAAGACTGAAGTATTAAATCAGCGTTATTTCCTTGGGCCATGTCCATTCTGAGAACAAACATATGAGCAAAGAATTTTACGCAAAACTGGCAGCTATTCAGGAGAACTTGAACGCGCCAAAGAATCAGTACAACTCATTCGGTAAATATAAATACAGAAGCTGCGAAGACATTCTTGAAGGCGTTAAGCCGTTACTGAATGGTCTGTTTTTATCAATCAGCGATGAAGTTGTGTTGATTGGTGATCGGTATTACGTGAAAGCCACGGCAACTATTACCGATGGCGAAAACAGTCATACGGCAACCGCTCTTGCACGAGAGGAAGAAAGCAAGAAAGGAATGGATTCTGCACAAGTTACGGGAGCTACAAGCTCTTATGCACGCAAGTATTGCCTCAATGGTTTGTTCGGCATTGATGATGCGAAAGATGCAGATACCGACGAGCATAAACATCAGCAGAACGCAGCAGCAAAGCAATCAAAACCATCACCTACACCTGAACAGGTTCTAAAAGCATTCACTGACGCAGCATTGCAGAAAAACACCGTAGAAGAGCTTAAACAGGCGTTCGCCAAAGCGTGGAAGATGCTCGAAGGCACACCTGAGCAGCACAAAGCGCAGGACGTTTACAACATCAGACGAGACGAATTAGAAGGAGCGGCTGCTTAATGGCACATTCGATTACTGTAAGACTAAACAAGCCCGCAAGAGAGTTTCAGGCCGGGGAAAATATCGGATTCAACATCCGTGCTGGCGTTCAGTATTACGATCGCCAGACAAAAAAGAAAGAATGGACAAACTACAGCGCCGTTGTATTTGCCAAGCCGGGAGCGCAAGCGGATTACTACCGTAGTGTTCTTGTTGAAGGTGGCATTGTGGAAATTACCGGAGAAAACATCAGGGTTGATGTTTATCAGGGGCAAAATGGTCAATCAATCACTCTTGAATTACTGAATGCAAAGATTGGATTTGCAACTTCAGGAAACAGCCAACAGCAGCAAAGTAGTAACCAGCAGAACACTCCTGTATACGACGATTCCATCCCATTCTGATTTAGAAAAATAAGGATTTAATTATGCCAGCGCCTCTGTATGGTGCGGATGACGCGCGCCGCTGTTCCGGCAATTCCGTATCGGAGGTGCTGGATAAATTCAGAAAAAACTACGACCGGATAATGTCGCTACCGCAGGAAACGAAAGAGGAAAAGGAATTTCGCCATTGTATATGGCTTGCAGAGAAAGAAGAGCGCGAGCGAATTTACCAGACATCAATCCGACCATTCCGCAAAGCAACATATACCCACTTCCCTGAAATCGACCCGCGCCTGCGTAATTACCGCTCACGCTATGGCGCTATCAGTAATAACTGAGGAATTTACCATGAGAGGACTTGCATACAATCCCGGCATTCTTCCGGCAGAAATGATTATTCGCCAACGCGTAAAGCCAATGCCATCGAGAGAGGAATTGCTTAAGAGAAATTCTTTTCCATCAGTGAATCAAAACAAATATCTGAATGCGATGTGGCGCAAAGGAGGCAGCCAGTGAATAACCGCTTTTACATGATGTGCTTGCGTGAAACTGTGGGTAATAACGCTTCATTCCATTGCCATAACGGCAATGGTTACAGTTCTAATATCGATCGCGCTCATGTTTACACGCTGGAAGAAGCCCAAAAAGCCTGGAATTGTGGTCGAGATATCGATCAGCCTGTTTGCGCTGATAGCGTGGATGCAATGGCAGTGTGGCACGTTGATTGCCAGTACATCCCTACAGAAAGCCTGATTGAGTCAGATTGCACTGCGTATGTGGCCTACAAAAAAGGTAGCTGGAACGGCAACGATGTTTACTGGCTTCAACACGGTGGATTGCCAACAGATGACTTCAGTAAAGCGACCATCTTTAGCGTCGCCAACAAAAACGAACCAGGAATAGTTTGGTTGCCATTTTCCATTGCTGATGCAGCAAAGCGCAGGACGTTCAATATCAATAACTTTAACCGCAGAACAATGGTTCAGGGCGCAGGTTTGGTCATGCCTGACTGGTTGAAAGAGCAGAACAGAAGAAAGAAGTCGCGAAGCGGGAAGGTGCGTTGGAATTGTCCGCATTGCGGAAAAATCTCCTGGCAGTACAGCCCATATGATTTTGAAGGCTGTAGTGATTACAACTGTGAAGGATGGCGAGAATGACAATTGACTATCAGTCACTGCGTGAGGCGGCAGAGAAAGCAACGTGGGGAGACTGGGACTCATATAAACACACCGTGGCGCACGTGGTTATGAGGTCCGACTAAGTAGTCAGGCCATTGCGCAACACGTTCTGAAAAACAACGCTGAATTTATTGCTGCCTTTAATCCAAAGGTTGCTTTGGCACTACTGGATGAACGGGAAAGAAACCAGCAATACATCAAACGCCGCGACCAGGAGAACGAGGATATTGCGCTAACGGTAGGGAAGCTGCGCGTTGAGCTTGAAGCAGAAAAACAGCGGGCAAAAGTTCTATTTATGGAAAATGCTCGGCTTAAGTCAGGTATAGCCGGTCTGATACACCTCGGTATTCGATATGCAGATGTTGAGGTCATGAAAATTGCTGGAGATGCCCAGCTTTCTACCCCATGCACTGACAGCATCATAAACAGCATTGCAACAGGCATTCGCATCAAAGGAGAGTAATATGAGCAGGAATACGGGTTTGTAAAAGATAACGCTTGTGAAAATGCTGAATTTCGCGTCGTCTTCACAGCGATGCCAGAGTCTGTAGTGTCAGATGATGACCGTACTCAAACATCGGGTTGAGTATTATCTTACTGTTTCTTTACATAAACATTGCTGATACCGTTTAGCTGAAACGACATACATTGCAAGGAGTTTATAAATGAGTATCAATGAGTTAGAGTCTGAGCAAAAAGATTGGGCGTTATCAATGTTGTGCAGATCCGGTGTCTTGTCTCCATGCAGACATCACGAAGGTGTTTATGTAGATGAAGGTATAGATATAGAGTCGGCATACAAATATTCCATGAAGGTTTATAAGTCTAATGAAGACAAATCCCCATTCTGCAATGTGCGAGAAATGACTGATACCGTGCAAAATTATTATCACGAGTACGGTGGAAACGATACTTGCCCTCTCTGTACAAAATATATAGATGATTAAACCAAATATTACATAACAATCCTCGCACTCGCGGGGATTTCTTTTATATGGGGATAATATGACCATCCACTTTCACGGCAGCCCAATATGGGGTGATGAGCATGCCCCTACAGATATGCTGATTAAAGTCCTTTACCGTGATGGTGGGGCTTTTGTTTCATTTGCCAGACCAGAGCAGATGAAAAAGATTGCCATGTTCCCTTGTGATATACGCCTTGATAACGGCGCTTTTAGCGACTGGATGAAAGCATTAAAGAAAGGCACTCCGGTAGACTGGAGTAAGAGACGAGCAAAATTCTACGACTTTGTTGGGAAGTGGTTCAGCAGAATTGAATGGTTTCTTATACCTGACGTTATCGAAGGGACAGAGGCAGAAAACGACGAGCAGATTGAGTTGGTTCCTGATTGGCTAAAATCAAAAGCGGTTCCGGTCTGGCATACCGACGAATCAATTGAACGTCTTTTACGCCTTTCTGGCAAATTTGAATGGGTGGCGATTGGATGCTGCGGCCCACACAGGCACATACGCTCTAAATGGTGGGAACAGAGAATGGATGAAGTTTTCACTGAGCTTTATATCAATCGTAATTTGAAAGTGAAAATTCATGGTCTTCGAATGCTCGACGTGAGAGTTCTTGGTATGTATCCGTTCGCCAGTGCGGATTCTACTAATGTTGCTGTTAACGTACCGAAGACAGAGAAGCGATTTCCTGAGATTACCGACAAACTGGCACGTACAGCTGTACTTCGCTCAGCTATTGAAAAGGTGCACCCGCCATCGATATCAGCATGGGTAGACAGAAAGATGAGAGAGCCGGCGCAAGCCGGTTTTTTATTTGAATTCACCGACGCCGCTTAATGCGGATTTCTTTTATCTGAACTCGCTACGGCGGGTTTTGTTTTATGGAGATGATAAATGCACTTCCGAGTCACAGGAGAATGGAATGGAGAGCCATTCAACAGAGTTATCGAAGCAGAGGACATCAACGACTGCTATGACCACTGGATGTTGTGGGCGCAGATAGCACATGCAGACGTAACCAATATTCGAATTGAAGAACTGAAAGAACACCAAGCCGCCTGATGGCGGTTTTTTATTGCCTGATTTGCAGGTTCGATTCCCTATTCGGAGATAGCACTCATGCAACACGAACTACAGCCTGATTCACTGGTTGATTTGAAATTCATCATGGCTGATACTGGCTTCGGTAAAACCTTCATCTATGACCGGATTAAGTCCGGAGACCTGCCTAAAGCCAAAGTTATCCACGGGCGAGCAAGATGGTTATATCGTGACCATTGTGAATTCAAAAATAAGCTCTTAAGCCGCGCCAATGGGTAAAATAGCGGGTAAAATATTTTTCACATCTAAAAAACACCATTCCAATCAATCCCCTGCCGCGTCAAGTAGATGTCTGCAGGGGACACCAGATACCCTTCAAACGAAATCTACCTTCACCCCGTAAAAGATGGGTTTGGCAGCACACTTGCCTTATATCTACTCATTTTTACTGCAACAGGTTGAAATCTCAGCACTGTCAGAAAGCGCTGATGACTAAACAGCCCTGGGCCGGGCGATGTAACCATCACACAGAATCCTGATAGCGAAATATGGCGTGACTCGATACTTCACTCCGCAATGCATTCCTTGATGAATTCGCAGGACCGTGATACACGGGACAGGTCACTGAATGACGACAATGTCCTGGAAATCAGCGAACCGCGCATCTGAAGTACATTTGAGCGACTGTACCAGAACATGAATGAGGCGTTTGGATTAGGCGATTATTAGCAGGGCTAAGCATTTTACTATTATTATTTTCCGGTTGAGGGATATAGAGCTATCGACAACAACCGGAAAAAGTTTACGTCTATATTGCTGAAGGTACAGGCGTTTCCATAACTATTTGCTCGCGTTTTTTACTCAAGAAGAAAATGCCAAATAGCAACATCAGGCAGACAATACCCGAAATTGCGAAGAAAACTGTCTGGTAGCCTGCGTGGTCAAAGAGTATCCCAGTCGGCGTTGAAAGCAGCACAATCCCAAGCGAACTGGCAATTTGAAAACCAATCAGAAAGATCGTCGACGACAGGCGCTTATCAAAGTTTGCCACGCTGTATTTGAAGACGGATATGACACAAAGTGGAACCTCAATGGCATGTAACAACTTCACTAATGAAATAATCCAGGGGTTAACGAACAGCGCGCAGGAAAGGATACGCAACGCCATAATCACAACTCCGATAAGTAATGCATTTTTTGGCCCTACCCGATTCACAAAGAAAGGAATAATCGCCATGCACAGCGCTTCGAGTACCACCTGGAATGAGTTGAGATAACCATACAGGCGCGTTCCTACATCGTGTGATTCGAATAAACCTGCATAAAAGACAGGAAAAAGTTGTTGATCAAAAATGTTATAGAAAGACCACGTCCCCACAATAAATATGACGAAAACCCAGAAGTTTCGATCCTTGAAAACTGCGATAAAATCCTCTTTTTTTACCCCTCCCGCATCTGCCGCTACGCACTGGTGATCCTTATCTTTAAAACGCATGTTGATCATCATAAATACAGCGCCAAATAGCGAGACCAACCAGAAGTTGATATGGGGACTGATACTAAAAAATATGCCGGCAAAGAACGCGCCAATAGCATAGCCAAAAGATCCCCAGGCGCGCGCTGTTCCATATTCGAAATGAAAATTTCGCGCCATTTTTTCGGTGAAGCTATCAAGCAAACCGCATCCCGCCAGATACCCCAAGCCAAAAAATAGCGCCCCCAGAATTAGACCTACAGAAAAATTGCTTTGCAGTAACGGTTCATAAACGTAAATCATAAACGGTCCGGTCAAGACCAGGATGAAACTCATACACCAGATGAGCGGTTTCTTCAGACCGAGTTTATCCTGAACGATGCCGTAGAACATCATAAATAGAATGCTGGTAAACTGGTTGACCGAATAAAGTGTACCTAATTCCGTCCCTGTCAACCCTAGATGTCCTTTCAGCCAAATAGCGTATAACGACCACCACAGCGACCAGGAAATAAAAAAGAGAAATGAGTAACTGGATGCAAAACGATAGTACGCATTTCTGAATGGAATATTCAGTGCCAT